TCACAATCCTCGTAATTGTCTGCAATTTTCCTTTCTTCTTAATTCAGCCTTATTATTACTTATTTTTATTGCCCGTTGTCTCTGCTTTTTATTTAGGATTTTTGAATCCGTAAATGATATGGTTATTCCTACTGTATGTTTTTGTCTTATATCCCTGTACAGTTCATTAATTCTTCTTTGTGCAAAGCGACATATATATGCATACATTATTTCCTTAGTACAACTGTATTTACAAGGATTCCACAAAAAATCAGCCAGCTTCTTAGGATTGATTTCATCTGGGAAATATACACTGCCATCTTCTGCTATGTTTCTTCCATAAATTCCAGATAATAGCCTGTCTATAGAATTCATGTCGGTTACAGAAATCTGAGCGATAACATTTTTTCTTGTCATACACTCTATTGAATCCTTAACCAGCGCAACACATATATTATAATCATCAATGAATGGTATAACATCCATACAAATCGCCTCATTTCTTAATTCTAATAATTTTATTATGTTTTAATTTGTTAATATTATATCATAAATTTTACTGATATAACACCCCGCTTTTTGCTTGAATTTGCTGAAAAGTTCAGTTTTGAATATCTCCGCAAATCTCACAAAATCCCGCTATTTAGTAACAAATTAGTAACAGATTACATCAGGTCATTGACCCTTGCCTGTACTGCTGCATAATCATAACCTTCTGCGGTGATTCTGTTCTTGCGATCAGCACCGTTGCCATACTCACCACGGATGACCGCCCTTGCAATTTCATCAATGGATTTCTTAGGTGTTGCCCCACAAAGTTCATTGACCTTGTTCTGAATCTCGTCATAAGAATAACCCGCCTGTTCAAGTGCGTTCTTTCTGTCCTGACCATTTCCCCACTGTCCGGCAATGACTTCCTGTGCAATCTCGTCAACAGATTTCTTTGGTGCAGTGCTTACACCCAAGATTTCATTGACCTTTGCCTGAACTTCATCATAGTTGTACCCAGCTGCTTCAACTGCTGCCTTACGGTCTGCACCGTTTCCATACTTGCCGTTGATAACATCCTGTGCAACTTCATCCACTGACTTTGAAGGTGTCTGCGGTGCAGCACCATCATACTGTGTCAGGTTGTTGTCCCTGATAACACGCATCAGGTTTGTGACATAGGTACTTGATGTTGCATAACCGTCTGCCTTGATGTTCTCCACATAAGTCTGTGGGTCACTTACACCTTTAAGATTGGCGTATCTTGAATAGTTGATGAAATCAAAGTAACCCTTGACACCATCTTCCATAGAATCGAACACACGGAAGTTGTCACGAATGTTCGTGTGAACCCCCGGTGTGTATTCCTCTGATGTTGCCATGTTGACAGACTTACCAGTCCAAGCACTTCCACACTTCAAACCGAAGTAATTGTGATACTTGGCTGCAAGACCTGACTGTCCCCAACCACTTTCAAGAATTGCCTGTGCAATGATTGGACTGTGTACCTTGATACCATACTGTGCAGCATACTTGATAACATAAGCTGCAATCTTTGAAATAAATGTCTGCTTATCCATAATTATTTACCCTCACTTTCTGTCTTTTTCTGTAAAATGTCGATTGCCTTGGTGATAACTGCCGGAAGTGGTAACCCCATAAGTCCCGCATTTTCCACAAGGGAAATTGTTTCATTGGCAATAAAAGCAATGATGACTGCATCACGGATGTAATTTGTGCCAATGACTAAATCAAGGCGGTACGCAACCAGTACAAAAATCAGGGTCATACACTTTCTGCAAAGACCTTTCCACCCTGCCTTGCTTTCAAGTGAACCTGTGTCTGTTTTGGGACTGTTTTTGAACACCCCCGCAACAATCAGACCTGAAATATAATCAAGTCCCATGAAAATCAGAAGGGTTGCAAGTCCAGCATCCCAACCACCAAAAAAAGATGCGATTGCTGAACCAACCACACCTAATACACTGCAAATAGTCTGTTTCATTTTCTCTGTCCTTTCTGAACATAAAAACAACCGCTTGTGACCTCATATAAGGGTCATATAGCGGTTGTTTTTGTTCCTGTGATAATTTCCTTGTCTGTTGATTACTCTGCTAATTCAGGGCAATCAAGGTCAATCAGAACTTCCTTCACTTTGTCCTTGATTTTCTCAGGTACATCAGCAAAGGTTTTCTTGCCCTTAATGATAAGGGTTGCATAGATCACTGCCATAGATTCCACATCCTTTCTGAATAAAATTTTTATGATGAACTGAAACAACATCAGTTACCACCTTCTGCCAGTTCCGGGTGTCCTTCATCAATAAGCACCTGTTTGACTTCATCCCTGATCTTGTCAGGAACATCATTGATTGACTTCTTACCCTTGATGATAAGTGCTGCATAAATGTTTGCCATATTCTCACCCCTTCCTTATGCCATCATTTCATAGATTTCACACATGGCTTCCTGTGCCTGTGTCATCTGATCTTCCAAAGATGCGTTCCTGTCATCAATCATTTTGATGTATTCATCCTTGGTGTACTGGGTCAGGTCATATTCATAACCAGTGAACCCCGGCTGTTCATCTGTCCCGGCTTCTGTGACCGGGGTGATGTTCTCTGCAATCCAAACTGAATAGTCATCAATGACCTTCTGTTCAGGCTGCTTTGTACTGCGTACTTTTCCGTACTCTTTCATGCTTTTTACCACCTTTCTTGATATGATCTTTATAGTACCTATCAGCATAAGGCTGAATTGGTTCAATATATTTTTCAGACAATCGGCTGCTATCACAATATTTCAACCAACCCTTATAGGAATTGATTGCACACCATTCTGAATAGTTCATTTCCTGACCGCTTTCAATCTTCTTCCTGATTGCGGTCATTTTCCGTTCAAATTCCTGACAGGTGGATTTTCTAAGAAGGGTATCTTTCAAGAAAATCCTGTACCCTACAAAATCAATACCCCGGATGAACGAAGGGAATATCTGATAGTTGCCTTTTATTCTTAATTTCAAATTCTGTATGAAATATTCATTGATTTCTGCAAGTAACTGATGCAGTTCTTCTTTGGTTCTTGCAAAAATACAAATATCATCCATATAACGGTAATAGTGCTTTACCCGCTTAACTTCTTTTATCCAGTGGTCAAAACCTGATAGGAAGAAATTGCCATCATACTGTGAAAAGTAGTTCCCTATTGGAATACCTACACCTTCAATGAAGTCCTTGCCGTTTACCTTCACTATCTTGATTTCATTACCACAAGACCGATAAAATTCAATGTTTTCATCCGTTGCCGGACAAGTGCTGATTGAATCAATTACTTCATCAATCAGTTCAAGCAGTTCAGGGTCTTTGTACTTCCGTCTGAACTTCTGTTTTAGTGTTTCATGGTCAATGGAAGGGTAAAATTTCTTGCAGTCTATTTTCAAACAATAGGTCATTTCTTCCGGCACGGTATCAACCGCCAACCGTAACTTCTTGTATGCTGCATGAATACCCTTGTTTGGTATTGCTGAATATGTGTCATCAGTGAAATACGCTAATAACTGCGGTTCAATCACCTGTAAAACCGCCCATTGTGCAATTCTGTCAGGAAAGAATGGAAGTTTGTATATTTCCCGTTCCTTCTTGCCGTCCTTTTTCGTAAAAGTGGCATATTCCGAAGTTTTGTATAAATGGTTTTGAAGCATCCATTGCAGACCCGCCAAATAGTAGTATGGTCTTTTCTCAATCTGCTGAACTTCCTTGTACCATCCTTTGCCTTTCTTTGCGTGTTGAAACGCAAGATACAGGTTATCCATTGAACAGATTTTTTCATAAAGATTGCCATACCGTTTCACGCTTGTCTGTTCCCTTCTGTATGCACTGAACCGAACTTTCAACCCGTCAGGTGACGGTCTACTAATACAGCCCATGTATTTTGATGTTTTGCCAAGTGGCACGGTAATCAGTTTTCAGTACATTGATTTATAAGAACACCCCGCCATTTCTGACGGGATGTTTCAAGTGATATTTGTGCATTTACTAACTGACTGCTGATATTCCGATTACGATTAGAAGAAGCATTATTCAGATTCCAATAGAAAGCACTGGTATTCAAGCCATTATTCCAATTAGCACCTAATTTAGTGACTTTGGTTTTTTTGTCTTTTTATTGTCTTTCTGCTTGAAAATCGTCATCCTTAGCATCCTGATTACCTAAAATTGTGTGAATTACTGGTTGCCTGTTATGCTGCCACCTTTTTTCGATACACCAACCGACCGCCGATAAGCCGATTACGAATAGAAGAAGCATCATTCAGACTCCAACAGAAAGCACCGGCATCCAAGCCATAATCCCAACCAGCACCCAATAGAGCGACACGCCAACCAGTACCGTTCTGATTCCAACAGTGATCACCAACAGGAAGTGCAGTGTTTCCGTTGAACTCACCCGGTAAGAACAACCAATCAAAATCTTCTGAATAGCAGAAAGCGGAAATATAACCGTTTCCATACTTTGCTGTCATTCCCGTATCTTCATAAGGTGCTGCCTTAATGTCATCAGCAAAACCATGATCTGCAACATAGGTTTCACACTCACCTGTGGTTGCGTTTGCATAGTGATTGATTCCATCAATCCACCACCAAATGTTGCCCCAAAAGTTTTCTTCACCACGATATGACACAATCTGAATACCGTTAGCGTTGACAACTGAACCTGATGCATTACCAAGGGTGATTGTTGCACCTGTATTTTCTGTCATGGATGTTTTACCGTCATCAGTCTTTGAAACTGTACCGTTACCAATGACAGACTGCATATTGAAGGTTGCATATTCAATCAGCATAAGCATCTGTGAAGCGGATGCCGTCTGAACAACACCCTGTTCCCAACCAGTACCACGTTTTTCAGCAAGTTTTCTGATATTGCCACGGGTTGCGTTCTGTGTAAGTCCTGACAGCGGTTTTGCATTAGCAATACTGCATAACATATCAGCAGCAAAGTCAGCAACCTGTGAATCATCAAGAATGTACGCTGATGCAGATGCATCCCAAAGTGAACCTTCAAAGGCTGCAAGATATGCAACATCATTTTCCTGACCATTTACAAT